AAAGCTAAATGCTATTGAATCAAATAGGGGTAAGTTAACAGATGAAGAAATGAAAAGGCGTTCTGAACTTACTAAAATATATCAGCAAACATCTGATGAAATTGTAAAGATAGAACAAGATAGGGCTGATAGGATTAGAGAAATAGAATTTTCTTTAGCTGAAGCAAGGGTTGCTATTTTAGGTGATACACAAGCGGGTATTTTAGAATCGCAGAAACTTCAAGAACAAAAATTATATAATGAAATAACTAAAAGACTTGATGAATTAGTTAAAGATAATTTTAAAATTCAGGAAGAAATAAAAGCGGCTGAAGAAGAAGTTGCAAGAACAAGTAGTGCAGATGCAAGTAATAGGGCAATGAGGCTTAGAAATCAATTGCAAAAAAATGCAGATGCGCAAACCAATATAATTCAGGAACAAAATTTGCGCGAAGAAGCTATAAGAAATGAAACTAACAAACGCATTGCAGATTTACAGCAAAAAGCCTTAGACGACCAAAGAAAAAAAGCACTTGATGCTGCAAACAAAGCAATTGAGGATGAAACAAATAGATTAAAACTTGAAATACTTAGAACTGAAGAAGGTAGTCAGGACCGCTTAGATGCTGAAGCTAATATGATTGACCAACTACTAATTCTAAGACAAAAATATGCAAAAGAATTAGAACTTGACAATACTGAACTTTCCATTATGCAATTGGAAGGCTTAAATGAAAGAGAAAAACTATTTGATAATTATTATGAAAATCTAAAACAAAAACAGGAAAAAAACAAAGATGTTATCATAGGTCCAACTAAAGAAGATTTGATTCAAAAACTTAAAGAATTGAATGATGCTTTAAAGGCTGAACAAAGTATTTTTGAAAATAACAATGAAGCTAATTTGGCTAAACAATTGGCAGCACTTGAAACTGAAAGAAATGATAAATTGATTTATGCCGCTCAAAATATTCAAGACCAAGAACAACTTGCAAAGGCTTTTGAGGATATAGATGAAGGCTATAATAAAGCGAGGGTTGAACTTGAAAAGAAAGCTAATATTGAAGTCTTAAATAATAGGATTGCATTATTAGAATCTATGAAAATGGTAGCCGCAAGTTCGGGCGATAAGGCAACAGAAGCAGAATTAAATAAACAGATTGAACAAGCTAAATTGCAGGTTATTGAACTAAACAAAATCAATACCGATGCTGCAAAGAAAAATGCTGATATAGCTAAAGATAATAAAAAGCAAGCTGAAGAAGACGCTAAAGAACTTGCCGACAAACAAAAAGAATTATTAGATAATACAACGCAACTAATCCAAGGCGTTTCCGATAATGTTTTCAATGTTTTAAACGCGCAAGTGCAAGCCTATATCGAAGGGCTTGACAAGGCAATAGATAAAAGCAAATCTGCATTGGATGAAATACGCGCGAATAGTGAAAACTACAATGCAAGGCAATTAGAAATTGAAAAGGAACGCTTAGAAAAATTGGAAGCTGAACGGGCGCGTGCGGTTGAACGTGAAAAGAATTTAGGTCAAATTCAAATAGCTATTAACGCGGCTATTGCTATTTCAAAGGCGGCGGCTGAGGGTGGTGGCATTGCATCGGCTGTTACTATTGCACTAACTTTAGCTTCATTGGTTGCAGGTTTAGCACAAGCGCGTGTAGCTGCGGGTAACGCGTTTTTTCATGGTGTTGAATACTTAGAACGTGGCAAAAATAAACCAGGGCGTGACACAATCCCTGCAATGCTAAACGAGGGCGAACGCGTAATTACAACCGATACAAATGATAGGTATTGGGATGTTCTAAGCGCTGTACACAATAACAGAATCCCTGCCGATGTGCTTAATACATTTTCGAAAGCATATCAGCAAGGCGGCATTAAAAGCGCTTTAGGTGCGTTTGGTGATAACGTTAGCCTTAGTAGTGAGTTAGGGCAAAAATCTATATTTGTAAACGTGGCGCAAACTTACGGCGGTTTAGAAAACAGATTAGAACGTATCGAAAATGTTTTAACTGAACTGCCTAAGTACATGCCGCGCACTACGGTTAGTGCAAATGCAAACGGTATATTTAGAATTGTAGAACAAAGACAGGCGCGTAAAAACTTTTCACGTAATTGGTCAAAATAACATCTAATTGTATAAATATTTAAACACTATGCCACTTATCAAATGCTTACCAGGCGATAACAAATGTATTTCGCGAAACATTAGAACACTAATAGCTGAAGGCAAACCGCAAGAACAAGCCGTTGCCATCGCTTTAAACTTGGTTAAAAAATGAAATACCTAATAGCCATCGTAATAATACTAATATCTGTACTGCTATACATTACTATTGATAATAGCAATAAGCTACACAAACAGATACAAAAAAACGAACAGCGAACCCGTGACAGTTTGTCCCAAATATTGATTAAATTTGTGACAAAATCGGACAGCCTGCAAGCGCATATAGATACGATGCAGACTACATTAGACAAACAAATAAAACACTTTAGATATGACTTACACAGAATTAAGATTATTCAAATACCGAGTGTTAATTATAGCAACGTTACTGACACTTTGCTCATTAGTCGCCTCTTGTCAAATTACAAAGGTAGATAACGGTTTTTTAATTAGCCGTGACTATGCTGAATACATCGCCGCGCGTTTTGATTCCTTAGAAAATTATAAGAAATACGCGGGCAAACTTGAAACATGCGATAGTATATTATATCAGGCAGAATCGGTCATATCAGCCATGAAAGTACAATATAATATACATACCGACATGCTGAAATTAAAGGACCAAATGATTCAAAGTTACGAGCGCGGCAATGTAATATGTAATGACTATGCAAAGCAATTGAAAAAAGAAAAGCGTATTAAAAAAGTGTGGAAAATAACAACTTACGCGTTTATATCTGTATCTTTGGGATTGTTAACATATTCGATAGTTAAATGAACGGCTTACTAATATTTTTTGATGGCATACCTCAAGACCTTGATAATTTCAATGGTACTGAATCCGCAAGTTTTGTTTTTCGCCGTAAAGATGAAGCGGGCGATTCTGCGTTTTCATTTGCCCCTGAATTAACTGTTGTAGGCGATACTTACGAATATGTCAAACAGCAAATAATAAACGCGCCAAATCCAAATATAGCAGCCATACAAGTACTGATTTACGATACATGCTGCACTAATCCCGATGGTTCTGACCGCTTATTATTTACGGGAAAGATTGAGGGCGGTTCGGTTCGCTGGTGTACGTTCCCGACATGCGAAGCGCAAGTTACGGTGGTTGATAATAGCGTGGATGCTGAGGCGATTAGGTGTTTGAAGAATCATTTTCCGTGGGAAAGAGGTAGGGGTTTTCGTGGTGTAGATGAATTTAGGGTTGCGCCTTTTATGTATTATTGCAATGATACAAAGCCAAGTTCTACACAAGAGGCTATTATGATTTTAGGTATATTTTTATTTATTATTGCTGCACCTGTTTTATTATTTTTTCAATTAGGTAATATTTTAGATAATAACGGCGAAAATGTATTTGACCAATTATCTAATTTTATTGTAGGTTGCGGCAAAAAACATATTTCACCTTTTTTAGATAGTCAATTTAGGAATTTATGTAAAATATGTAATTTAGGTTATAGGTCTTCATTATTTGACGTAGGAGGTTATTATCATAATACTGTTAGAATTGATATGTCATTTAGACCTTGGTCGGGTACGTCTTCAAGATTTTCTTTTGTTGACGATAATGCTCCAAATTTAAACGGCATTCAATTTTTAGATTCACTTAAAGAATGGAATATAGAATGGCGCGTTGTAAATAACGTTTTACAGATTGAGCGTAAAGATTATTTTTCAGGTACTGAATGGTTTAATACTGATAATTTACAAGATAATCAATTATTATCTATCTGCTATGAATCATTAGCCGAACGACCTGCAAGTTACGCAGAATATGAATACCCTAAAGATGGTGTAGATAATAGTGGCGATGAAGTTGCACGCCGTTGGACTGACCGCGTTATAGATTGGAATCCAACTGATAACCCTCAACAAGTAGGATTAAAAAGCAAAAAGTTTACATTCTCAGCTTCACAATTTAGATTTGATGCAAGTGCGCCCGATACAAATCCAATTGATAAGCCATTCTATGTTACATGGTATCCATTTGTGCAAGACGATGAAAATAGATATGCTATGTTTTTGGAAAAAGGCATTTCTAATTTTCCAAAACTAATAGGCATTGAAACAATAATTGACCAAAATACATATATAGGCGATTATTACAGAGGCTATGCTAAACCTGATTTTATTATAAATTCAAATGGTTTAAGAATTTACAACTACAAATGGCATGTAAAAGAAAATCCATATAATTTTAGTGGTCAACAATACGACACAGCCTACCAACGCCTTTTTTACATAGACGACCCACGTCAAACATCGGTCAAAACACGCAAAGTTACCATATCAATTACAGCGGATTGCGACCTGCTTACAAGTTTAGATATTGACAAATATGTTACAACTTCGCAAGGTCAAGTGCAAATTACTGAAATAACCTACGATACTAATAATAATTCATTAACTATAAACGGTTTAATTTAATGTCTTATACTTACGATACAATACAGATAGACCAAATAGATAGCAGCGGAACTGTATTATATAATATAGATACGTTTACAGCATCGACTATACCCGCCGTTCCTATTGAAGGCTTGGCAATAGGCAATAAGATACGTTTAACTTTAACTATTACAAGTTCAGGCGCTAATAGCTTTTTAAATAAGTTTCTAAGGTTTAACCCTGGTTTATATGTTTTGTCAAATCAAACAAACGCTTTTGATTTTGGTTACCAAACACTAAACCCATTAAGTGCAACCCCGCAACAAGCTGTATTAAATGTTACTAATCCTGCCTTAGATAATATCTATTGTGAAATGTCAATCAATGCCGCGCCATTTGATTTAGCTACAATAGTATTTGAATTTTACGTTACAAATGACACTACTAACTTTATATTTGGCAATTCAAGTAATACAAATGTAAGTAGGTTTTTAACATCTATTCTAAGCCTGCAAAATAATCAGTTTCAAAGCGTTTACAATACTGCTAAAAACTTTGGCATTGCTACGCATGTTTTTGATAATTCAGGATTCTCACAAATACCTACTACGCCCGTTGGTGGCAATTTCTTAAACTTACCTATTGAGGCGCGTTGGTACAATTCCGACTATTTAGGGTATAGCTTATGGATGCGATACATTCGCGAACTTGAAATTAGTTCAGCATCACAAGTGGCTGCAAGTTTGCCATTGCTTACCGATGCAACAGCAACAGCCGCGCAGCCTAATAGTACAACTATTCCAAATGCAATATTTACCATTGCGAATAATCAGTTGGCAATAGGTGAGGCAAATAACGTTCGTATCTTATTAAGGGGTGAAGCCTATAACGGTTCTGTAAATAATGACCCTATTTCAGATGTACGCGTTCTATTATTTAGGGTTGATAATACAACAAACGCCGCTAACTTTGTAGCTGATTTAAGTCTTTCAGATGCTGTTATTCCGCAAGCTACCCCTGGCAGCGGTCAATTAAACGGCGCTATTTATTCGCCATCGGATTGGTTTGAAAATACGCCATTAGCAGATGACATTGAAGTGCAATTTGTAATCGATGGAACGCAACTAATTCTAAACGGTCAATATTACATAGTAGTAAATATTCATGACGCGGCAAATCCTGAATATGTAACTTCGCATTTAAGCCCATTGTTAACGGCTACCTACACAGCGCCTGCAATACCAACGTTAACGGGTTTTATTAGCACTTACAATACTGAGTATAGCGGGAACGAATTAACAATAGCGCCACATCAAAGAATCAAAGCACGTTTAGCAATTGACAAAGCAAGTTATGCGACCGCTTTAACCGCTTTAGGTTTAACAGGTACTTTTGATGGAAGTGTTGCGGGCATTATCTGTAAACTTACAAATGTACCGGGCGTGGTTAACCAAGTTCAAGGCTTTATACCAGCAGCGCCGCCAATTGTAACGGCTGATATGACTATTGTAACGAATGATGCCACCGATTTAGTTTTAGATTGTATCTTTAGAATAGCTGAGGAATACGCAGGCACATCTACCGAAATAACGTGGACCGTTAGTATGAATCAGCCTACTTCAATAAATGGCATTACTCAGTTAACGCAAATAGATTTTGTTCAAAAATTAGATGTCGATGTTTTCGAAAATGATGCGGTTACCCCTAACTTATTAGCCGTTCGCTTTTATGATTTAGAAGATTATATCTTAGGAATCAAAACCGAAATTATAGACATTTGCGATGCTGACCAAATAATAGCAGAGGTAGAAAAAGACCCTGCGTTAAATGGTTCTGTTAATTTAATAGCTACTATTTACCCTGCAAACGAATTGGGCGATACAAATAATAATGCCATTGAAGAAGAATCAAGCTGGGCACCAATAACAATTCAAATGCAACAGTTAGTTAGCGGAAAACTTGACGATGTCGCGGCATCATTTGATGTTAATGATTTAGCTATTTTTAAAATAAACGTGCAGCAATTAACGCAAGGTCAGCGCTATTGGGTTACTGCAATCGCTTATCAGCAGGTGCCTGATTATTGCCCTATTGGCTTAGTTGCATTAACAACCACATCAACTTATAGAACTGTTGGCGTTTTGCCTTTGTGGACCATTACAGGCAATCCAACGGCAGTAATAGCTGAAATATTAGCACACCCCGATTATGTGGGCGGTTTAACAATAGTTCAAAATAACTTTGTAGATAATGCAAATAGCCCCGTAGGCGTTTTAAGTTACGCGGGCAATATTGTTACTGCAATTAAGATTAGCGATACAATACCGATAGCTTATTATAGGTTTGTAGTTGATGCTGATTTTGACCCAGGCACAGGACCACACACAGTAAGACACGAAATACTAATGCCTGTTCCAATACCCGCGCCAACTTTAATACCTATTGTTACTTTTGATAATACGTATAAATGTAGCGATTTAGGATAAAAATATTTTAATTTAATTTTTATTTGTATCTTTGCGAATATATGTTAGTAAATTATCCTGTTTCATACACGCCCGAAATTAGTAGGACTTATTCCTTTAGGCAGCCCGTACCGATTCGGTATGCCTGCCCTATTTTACCTGGTAATTTAATGCAGAGCGGAGGCGATGCGTGGAACTGTAACTTATGCGGTTCTGATTTGCCGTTTTATATTCCTTATGTTGAGGGTGATATTATACCGTTTCAAACGCAAGTTACAGATTTGTATAATATGCCTAATAATGTTTTAGTAGCAGGTTTTCAAACTTCAACAAGCACTTCGCATTATGTAGAAGTTAGCCTATATGATTGTTGTGATAATTTAATAAGTTCTTTTATAGATGATTTTTCAGATAGTTACCATGTAGGGCAAAGCCTTGCAACGGGTAGCATACAAACTTGGTTTGTTAATACGGGTTTGTTCCCCGCTGGTTTGGATTGTTTCAGATTACGTATTAACTATTACAAAATAAATCAGATAACCTTAGAACCTGAATTAGATAGAAGACTATTTAGCGAATACTATAAAGAAGTTGAAGGCTGCGGAAACTTAAACGATACTTCACTAATTTATAGCACTTACGCAAATTATGATTGCAACGGTAATTTTTACGGAACTTTGACTAACTATTTAGGTTCTAATAATACGCCGTTTTACAATTCGCTTCGCATTTTTGGAACTGTTGAGTTCTTCGGCGATACTGAAGCGATTGTAGAAAATGATAGAAATGTAGTTATTAGTAAAGATATAACAGAAAATTACGGTATTATTTCGGGCGCTGTGCCTCCATTTTTCATTAAGTTACTACAACAAGCTGTGAGAGGCAATTATGTAACTGTTGATGGCGTGCAGTATCAGAACTTTAGATACGATTCTAAACCCGATGATAACCGAATGTTTTTGTTAGATTTGACATTCGATAAAAGATGTCGATTAGATAACAAACAATGTAGATGAGGTCGTGATTCATTTACAAATATTTAAAAACAAAAAACATGAATAATATTTCTTTTATAAATGGGTTTTTGGGCGCGTTTGGCGTTTGCCCGCCTTGCATAGACGAGGATAATTCCCCTAACTATCTTTGTGACCCGTGCGATTCAACTGTATATTCAGGTGGTATCGCTGGTTGGTTTGCAAAAAAATGTAACTACGACTTTGACGATATTACAGATTCTACTGAATGGGAAACTGCAATAGCTGATAAAAACGTTTTTGGTCGCGTAAACGGTAGCCGTATCAGCGGCGGTTTGCCTGCACCTGAATTTACTACTAAAAAACGTGGTAGCTGCGGTCAAGAGGAGGTAGTAAAACAATCGCGTGTTGTTTCACTTACCGATGCTGAAAATGACCTTACGTTTACTATTGATGCGCTTTATAATTTCCTTTCAAATCCTGCTAAAGCTGCGGGTTATGAGTTCGGTTTTGTAACTTGCGATGGTCGTTTCTTAGGCTGGTATTCAAACGTAACAGTTCGCCCGTTCTATCAGATTGCTGAAACTGATGAGGACGATGCGTATTGGACTGTTGAATTTAGATACAATGAACAGTTAGGTACATTTAGCCAATTGTCTTTAGACTTCTTATTGACATTGCCTTATAATGTTTGTTGGGTTACTTCAATTGCCGTAACAGGTTTTGGCGGTGCTACAACTGTAGCCGATGGTGCTACCTTGCAAATGCTTGCAGCTATCCTACCATTGAACGCTACCGATTCAACTGTTACATGGTCTGTTGTAAATGGTTCGGGAACTGCTACTATTAGCGTGGGCGGTTTGCTTACTGCTACAGGTGCAGGTACTGTTACTGTAATCGCTACAGCTAATGACGCTTCGGGCGTTACTGGTTCAATTGTAATTACTGTTACTCCTTAGTTAGATAGTTTTAAGGGCGGTTATTTAATGTAGCCGCCCTATTTAAAATCAAATAGAATGAACTTAGAACAGTTTTATCAGTTTTTAGATTCTGTAAATGCTACAATACTAAATCCGCCCGTGCATCCTTTTCGCTCGGATTGGAAACGTATTTATGAAAGCATTAAACCTCACTTCTATGGTGAAGTGCCGCCCGCGTTGGATAAGGCATTCCCAAATGAAGATGAACAGATATTAGCTTATAGAAAAAATACCTATCAGCCTAAAACAGAATCGCCATTGGTTAAGGCAATAACTGAATTGCATAGGTTGCTAAGTTCTGCTAAACATTCTGTACGTTTTGAAAATACAGATATGAAAGAATTTGCCGAAAATGAAAAGTTTGGCGATTCTAATTTACAAAATTATATCTTTTCTGTATTTATTCCGAACCGCGTGCTTGACCCTAACGCCGTTCTGCTTATTGAACCTAAAGGCGAAGGGATTGAAACCGATAACGTGCGCGTTAACATTGACATGAAAGTAATACAGTCTGATAGGATTGTTTTTAATGACCCTGAATACAGACTACTAATATATAAAGGTATAAGCAAAAACAAATATGCTACTTTAGGAATCGAAAACCCGCTATACTATCACATCGTAACTGATATGTTTTACGCTCAGGCGCGCGCGTATGGCGATAAAACAATGTTTGAGGTTATCTATGAACATAACAGCGGCATAATGCCATGGGTTGCGCTTGGTGGTCGCGTTGTTCCTAAATATGATTCTTATGGCAATACGTTTAAAATTTACAAGTCTGATTTTAGCCCTGCAATACCTTACTTAAATGATGCTGCTATTTTTGATAATCAGCATAAATCGGTTATGCTTGCGACATGCTTTCCTATTAAATTTGTTGAAGGGGTTGATTGTAACAGTTGTAATGGCGTTGGGCGCGTTCCTGACCCAAATGATTATGACAGTTCAATAACTTGTAAGACTTGTTTAGGGCATGGCAAAACGTTAAGCATAACACCGCTTGCAGCATATAATCTAAACCCTACTACTTCGAAGTTTGGCGATAATGACAAGCAACAAGTTGAACCGATACGCTATTATAGCCCCGATGTTTCGACTATTCAGGAAACAAACAAAGTAGCCACCGAATCATTAGGCAAAGCCGAACAAGTGTTAAATATTAACCGTTCTTTAAAATCTGCTCAGTCGGGCGTGGCTAAAGAAATGGACCGCGAACCCGAATATATCGAAGTAGGTAAAATTAGCGATGATGTTTATGCGCGTTATAAGGATGTTTTAAAGATTATCCAGGCTATTGTATTTATGGATACTGAAAGTCCGATAATGGTAAATGCGCCTATTTCGTTTGACCTAAAAACAGAAACGGAACTAATGGCAGAATTTGCATTATCGCAGCAAGGTTTGCCAACGGCTATTAGATACGAATCATATATAAGCTACATTGACCGCCGTTATAATGCTGATGCTGTAGCACGCCAAATAGCGACCATTTGCGCTATGTATAACAGCGCTTATCTCTATACAGTAGATGAACGTGTACAGCTTTTGGCAAGTGGTCAAATAACCGAAAAGGATGCAATTAGCGCACAATTCGTTTTTGATGCTGTTACCGAACTTTATTATGACGATGGTTTCGATATTATGGGTAGCGATTACACTACTATTAAGAATGCTATTGATGCGAAGTTAGCGCCAAGGTTTGATGCGGTTGCAAGTGTTGAAGTGCCACAAATAGACATGAATCAGTTTGCCGCCGCTTATGAACAAATGGAACAAAGCGAAGAAGACGATAATAATGATAGTGATAGCGATAACGACAATCAGTAATGGACCTCAACGCACCTGAAAGAATTAACGACAAAGCAATAGAAATTTTACAAAAAAGGTACGACAAAGTAGAACCGAAATTTGTAAAAAGCGTTGTCGATTGGATTGGTAAATTTAGAACTACTTCGGGTAACTTGGTACGTTCAAAAGAAAATATTGCAAGGCTTGCTAATTTTAAAAAATATGTAAAAAAGTCATTAGTAAAAGTTGGATATAGTGATATGGTCGCTGGTTTCTTAGAAAACTTTGACGTACTTGCAGAAAATCAGCAACTGATACAAAATGAACTAAACGGTTTAGAAGTTACTAAAAGTTTTTTGAATCCTTTTAAAAGTTGGGCGGTTAATAATGTGATATCAGCCATGGAAGGACAAGGATTAGCAGAAGCCTTAATAAACCCGCTTAAACAAGAATTATTAGTAGCGGTTAACCAAGGTAGTAGCCTTACCGATGTGGTCACTTCTATCGCTGGTCAATTAACAACTACTGAGGCACGCCAAGGCGTTTTAAAACGTATCAGCTTGCAGGCTTCGCGTGATGCGCTATTGCAATATGATGGCGTTGTTAATGAAGCGGTCCGCAAAGTTTATAAAATGGATGCGCTGTTATACGTTGGTTCAATTGTTAAAGATAGCCGCGCACAATGTGAACGGTGGGTACGTGAAACAAAAAACGGTAAATTAGGGTTAATATTATTTGAAGATTTAGAAAGCGAAATTGCATGGGCTGAAGATAACGGTACGGGCATGATACCAAACACCACGCCCGAAAACTTTTGTCAAAATCGCGGCGGTTTTAATTGTAGGCATATTGCCTATCCTGTTAGGTCACAAAACTATATTAAAGAATAACATGTTAGTCATAAAAGCAAAGAACAAGCTAAACGGTACTGAATACCAGTTCACCCCTGCGCAATGGTATGCAGAACAACAAACGGGTAATTATAACTATCTCGGTACAATTCACGTATCAGAACCCGCTCAACCGATACAAAGAACAGTAACCCCCAAACGCGGCTGCGGCTGTGCAAATAAACGTAAATAATATGGCACGTTGGTATAAGTTTGTTATTCAGTTAGAATACAATGAACAACCCTTAACGCTTGATGAACTTCAAAGCGATTTTGAAGATGCTGTAAAATGCGAAGACTACAAAGCAGCGGCAAAATTAAGAAAGCAAATTGATGAACATCTAAGCGCTAATTCAGAAAGCGATAAAGTAGTTCAACTTGAAGACTATTGCTATATTGACTTAGATGAAGTAGCAACGTTTTATAAAACAGAATGGGAGGATGGCGAAGAATTTACAAAAGTTATTTTAAAGGGCGGTTTTGAATTGCCGCTAAGTATATCATTTGAAGAGTTTACTAAATTATTTTTTAAAGTTTAAACACACATGGAAATGCTTGACAAATTTGTAGAAAAATTGGGTATAGAACCCGAACTGATTTTAAAATTAGAATCAAACGAAATTACATTAGATGAAGCCGTAACGGGTTATGTATCTAAACTTGAAAGGACTGTACAGGAACGTATAGGCAAACAGATAGAAGAAGCTAAAAGCGCGGAACTATTTGGCGCGGCATACGCTAAAACAGAAAAACAGATAGCCGATGCTTTTGCAATTGACCTAAAAAAATATGAAGCTATCGACAAAAAAGATAGGTTTAAAACTATTGTTTCTGATTTAAAGAATAGCCAATTAGAAACATTGGAAAAACTTAAATCTGAATACACTTCAGCCGATGCGCAAAAGTTGCAGCAATTGACACAACAGTTAGAATTAGCTAACGCAAAGCTAACCGAAAAGGAAATGCTAATGCAACAAGCTATTAAAGAAGAACAGGGCAAATTTCAAAGCTACATTAAGAATCAGCAAATAGACAAAGTACGCGGTTCACTTGTTGAATCTGTTAAGAATCCAAGATTAGCATTTAAAGAAATGCGCGCAATCTTAGAAGCTGAAATCCGTGAACGTGGTTTAGATTTTGAAATTGATGCCGATAGTAACATTTGGGTTAATAAAGATGGCAACCGCGTAAAGCACCCATCTAAGCCTACCGAAAACTTAAAGTACGAAACGTTATTTGAAATTATTGCAGCTGAGTATAATTTCGAAAAGCAATCAAATGGCGGTCAAACGAAATCATTTGAAATTGATGAAAAAACAAAAAGCGGAATGCACCCGGCACGTTTGAAATACATGCAGGAAAACGGTCTAATATAGTTTAGTTAGTTAATAGTTTGGGCAGTTCTTCGGGGCTGCCTTTTTTGTTTAATAATTCTATAAAAAAATTATTTA